CGCCTTGTGGCTCCGCTTGTGCTTTGGTTCCTGCATGAGTTCCCGCGTGGTCAGTGCATCTTTACCAGCGGCTCGTGGATGCAGATCGAGAAACAACTCTGGGGCGCGGTGAAGGTATACCAGCATCGGTTCCCGCATTGGCGTTTCATGTCCGAGGAACTGCGCACACCCGAGGGTGGCTATGCGTTCGGATTCTCGACCGACAATCCGGGACGAGCGGAAGGACATCACCCGAAGATTGGCGGAGACGTGGATCCAGTATTCCTGATCATTGACGAAGCCAAAACCGTGCCAGACGCAATCTTCGAAGCGTTCGACCGATGCACGCGGAAGTTCGAACTTTGGGTGTCATCACCTGGAGCGCCGCGGGGTCAGTTCTACGACAGCTTCCACAAGAACGCATCGCTCTACAAGACGATTCGCGTGCCATCGACAGACTGCGCACACATCAGCGCTGAGAAGCGCGAACTGGATCGCCTGAAATATGGAGAAAGTCACCCGCTCTACCGCTCAAAGCATCTCGCCGAGTTCACCGAGGACTTCGACCGCTTGGTGCTGGCGCCTGACCTGCTACGCAATGCACTCGACATTCAGCCAAAGCCAGCGCCGTTCGGTGAGGTGGTGGCATTCTGTGACTTTGCGGCAGGACGTGACGAAAACGTTCTGGCAATTCGCCGCGGGAATCACGCTCGCATCGTGAAGGCATGGCAGGAACGAGACACAGTGCAGGCAGCGCGGGAATTTATACGAATGTTTGAAGCAGAAGGACTAAGCGCAGGGCAAGTCTGGGGAGATGCAGACGGACTCGGCACCGGCTTCTGCGACCAGTTCGCCGAGATGGGCTGGCACATCAACCGCTTCCACGGAGGCAAACCAGCGAGCGAGAAGGACGAATATGCGAACCTCATCGCGCAGGTCTGGCACGTTGCCAGTCGCGAGATCGAGCGTGGACGAATTCATGTCGGAGAACTCGACCCGACCACCTTCTCACAGATCACCACGCGAAAAAGCGAGTGGAACGAAACCGGCAAGCTGCGCGTCGAATCCAAGGAAAAGATGGCAGCGAAAAGCATGAAGTCACCGGACCGTGCCGACGCATTGCTTGCTTGCATCGCGCTCGGCAGTCGCATCAGCGGAGCCATGACGGGCGCAGCATCAGTTACCACATCGCGGAACACATTCGCCAGTCGAACGGTCCGAGGGTTTAACGCTCTGTGATTTTATTGTTGACGCTTGTCAAAAAACAAGTCATTGTTGCGCCGCTATGAAACTAAAAATCAACAAACCAAGTCTACACAGTGAAATTATCGCTTTGGTAAAGGAGCAGATTGAAAATGCAATCAGCAACATAGAAGAGGACGTGCCAGAATGCGCAGATATTTCTAACGCAGAGATGACATTAGGTAAATCAGATGGCAATCTGTCAATGGTAGTAACCATGTACGACGACAACGGCGACACAGCAATTGTATGCAAGTTTGAAATAGACGAGTTTCTTGATACCGTCAAAGATGACTACTCATACGGAGAAGATGGATGGGGTGAGGAAATGATTGACGACTTGGAGATTCTAAAAGCAAAAATACAAGAAAGAATTGATAGTATGAGAAAAGAAATGGACACAGAGGAATAACGCTCTGTAAATTTGAGCTTGCCATTGGCTGCATTGCGTGCTATTGCCATGCTCACCATGACCGCAGACGAACGAAAGGGCATCGTAGCGCCTTTGCCAGCTTCCTACCGCACGCAGGACTATGACCTCGCTAATGTAACACCAGAGCAGGTGCGTAGCATTCTGCGCAACGTGCGCACCGGCAAGCTGGAGGATCAAGATCGACTTTTCCGCATGATGGTCGATTCTTGGTCGCGTCTGCGTAAGTGCATCAATGAGATCGCTGGAAACGTAACGGCGCTCGACATCGAGATCAAGCCAGGTATTCGCGAAGGCGCCGAGGAGCCAACACCGCAGGCATTGCAGATCCATGAGACAGTGGAACGAGCGCTTGAATCGTATGCACCACGTCCGAGCCATTGGGAACTCGACACGAAGGGCATGATGCGTGCGCTGATCGACGCCTACGCCAAAGGAATCAGCGTGGTGGAAATCATCTGGCACACCGAGAACGGCATCGTCTCACCGCGGTGCTACGCTCCAGTTCCTGCGAAATACCTCGCCTATCCATCAGCATCGAATGAGATCGACCGCCTCATGATGGCACCGAACGGCGTCAACTATGACACGCTCATCGACTTCCCGCCTGACAAGTTCCTGATCGCCATCTGGCAGCAAGGAGGCTGTCATCCGATCCATTCTGCAAACCTTCGCGCTCTCACGAAGTTCTGGCTCGGTGCAATCTATGGTCTCGGCTGGTTCATGCAATACGCGCAGCTCTACTCGATCCCATGGCGACATGCGGAAACGGACGGCAGCGACGAGGCGATGATGAAGGCGCAGGAAATGCTCGAGAACATCGGCACCAGCGGCTATGCAGTCACAGGACCCGGGGTAAAGTTCTCCATCATGGACGGCATCAAGGGCGGGGAATCGCTGCCACAGGTCGCGCTCATGAACGAGTCAGACAAAGCGTGTGACATTCTCATGCTCGGTCAGACATTGACCACGGACGTGGGCAGCAGCGGAAGCCGAGCGCTTGGCGACGTTCATGCAACAGTTCGCGGCGACATTCTGCAAGCGGTCGCAACATGGATCGGGCAGGTAGTCACGACACAGTTGATTCCATCAATCGTTCGTATGAATTACGGCGCAGGCATTGCCAGCGAGGACATGCCTTATGCTGAAATCGTGATTCCGAAGCCGAAGGATGAGAAGGCAATCGCCGAGCGCATCAAGATCGTCACGAAGGACATCGGGCTTCCAGTCTCGAACAAATGGATCTACAACGAACTCGGCATTGCTGAACCGCAAGAAGGCGAGGCGCTATTTGGCGAAGTCGAAGATCCTCTCCCATTACTGCCAGAGATCACCGAGGCGGCACGCGCTGACATTGACCTGCGACCGACCGAGGACATGGCGAAGGCAGCACAGGACGCGCTTGAAATCCGCAGACAGAAGCCAGCCTCAGAGCGCGGTATGACATCGGTCGGCATCGCACGAGCACGGGACATCTCCAATCGTTCTGAGCTATCGGCTGAGACAGTGAAGCGCATGGTGTCATTCTTCGCTCGCCATGAGATCGACAAAAAAGGCGAGACATGGGGCGACAAAGGCAAAGGCTGGCAGGCATGGAATGGCTGGGGCGGCGACGCTGGCAGAGAGTGGGCGAATGCAAAGCTCAAACAAATCGAAAATGACCGATGAACAGATGCGTGAGGTCGCGGGGCAATGGCTCTCGCCGGTGGATCAGATCTTTGCTGACCTGATCGACAAGAGCTATACCATGACCGCAGGCGCATTTCAGATCGAGGTCGAGCAAGTCATCGAGCGCATTCCGCAGTTATTTTTCATGCTCGACAAACGAGCGCTTGAAACATCGCTGGAGAATGAGATCGGCGCGGCAATCGTCAAATCACTAGAGCGCGAACTATGAAAATCACAATCACAGCGACAGGACTCGATCCAGTAAAGGCGTCGATGATCCGACTACAATCGGCATCGGTGCGCAAAATCGCTGTGATGACTGGAGCGCAGGACGCGTTGGAAGTCGTCGAGAAATACTACAACTCGAACGGCTCAAGGCTTTGGGAAAATCCATCGCTTCCGACTCATGGACCGGGACGCAAGAAAACGCAGTGGTGGCGAAAAGTAGCAGGCTCATGGTCAATCATGGGCGCTAGCGGATCAGGCGTGACACTACGCAGCAAGGGCGCCATCGGATTTTCGCACAAAGTCACCGGCGGCACTATCACCGCACGGCGTGCAAAGTTCCTCACGATCCCAATCGTGCCAGAAGCGCACGGTCTGACAGCTCGGACATACAGCCGAACAATCGCCCCACTATTCGCGGTCAAAGGTGTGCTAGCTCAGGCAGATGAAAACTCCCCGACTGGTATTAAGCCGGTGTTCGTGCTGAAGAAATCAATCACGCAGAAGCCATGGAAGAATGCACTTCCACCTGAGAAAACATATCTCGATGCGTTCACGAATGGGGCGCTTGAAAGCATTATCGCACAGATCGAGGGAGCTACTTAAAAAAAAGCAATTACAAGCCAGAATCGGGTGGTAATCTTCTATTCGAAATGGCGAACGAAATCATCAGTGCATCATTCCAGACCGAAGTGGAAGCTTTGGCTGAGAGCATTGTATATCTCCCTGAAGGCGAGCATGAAATCCATGCTACCGTCAATGGCAAGGCTGCCAAGCGCAAGGTGAAGGTCGATGAGTCGATCCTCGCTGCATTCGCAAGCGACTTGCAAGCTCGCCAATCTCGCAACGTGCGACCATTCGCAGGCTTCGATCACAAAGCCGGTCCTGCATCATTCATCCCGAAGGAATTCCGATACGAATCAGGCGTCGGTCTGGTTCTCGAAATCGAATGGACGCAGGCAGGCAAGAGCGCCGTCGAAGGCAAGGACTACTCCTACTTCTCGCCAAACTTTCTACTCGCCAACGGCACGCCAGCAGGTCTGCCGACACATGGCGAGATCGGTTCGCTCGTTAACGAGCCAGCATTCGAGGCGATGGAAAAGATCGCCGCATCATACAACGAAACCAATATGGACATCAAACCACTAATCGAACTCGGTCTTGTTGCCGAGGATGTTGACCCGGAGAAAGCAATGGAAATTGCCAAGCTCGAAATCGAAGCCATGAAAAGCAAGATCGCTGAGATCGAGGCTGGCTACATGACGAAGGAAGCCGACGCGGTGCAAGCTGCTGCCAACCACGCCAACGAACTGGAGACAGTCACCGCATCGCGTGACGCTCTCGCCAGCGAAGTGGAAACGCTCAAAGCATCACTTGCTGAGATCGAGGACAAAGCTGCTGACTCGGTCATCGACGAGGCTGTCAAAGCTGGTCGCATCGCTCCGCAAGATGACAAAGCCAAATCGTTCTGGAAGGCTCAAATCAAAGCCGACAAGAACAATCTTGAAATTCTCAACGCCATCCCAGCCAAACCAGTCAACGGCGAAACCGTTCTTGCTGGCAAAGCCGAAGAAGGCACCAAGCAAACCGAACTCAAAGGACTCGCACTCGTCGAAGCATCCTTCAAAGCTCAAAACCAATCTCACTAAACAAACAATACTATGCCAAACAACCTAACTCTGTTAGACCTTGCCAAGCTCAACGGCCACGACCCAATCGTAGGTCTGATTGAGGAAGTCGCTAGTGCCTCACCTGAGGTAACAACCATCCCAGCTCGCACGATTCGCGGCACGTCCTACAAGACAGTGACTCGCAACAGTCGCCCGAGCGTTGCATTCCGTCAAGCCAATGAAGGCACGGACGCTACCAAATCGAATTTCACCGAACGTCTCGTTGAGTGCTTCATTCTCTCCGCACGCGTTGAAGTCGATAAGGCTGTTGCTCGCGGTTACGAGGACGGTGCCGAGGCTCTCCAAGCCATCGAGGCAATGGGTGTGATGCGCGCTGCCCTGACCACCGTCGGAACACAAACCATCTACGGCGACAACGCAAGCTCGAAAGGCTTCGCTGGTCTGCAAACATTGGTGTCCGCTCTCGGCAGTGACATCGTAGTTGACGCAGGCGGCACAACCTCCGCAACTGGATCCTCGGTTTATGCCATCAAGGCTGGCA